CAGCAAACCATCTGCGATGTTGATGATTTGCGCTGTCAAAACAAATGGTGGGCCTCATGTGTAGGTCTAAAATCATTTGAAATCCTTTTTAATTTCTATACAAGTATTGTAGCAAATTGGACTTTATTAGTCAACCAAACCCACACTCTTTTTAATCTCGTAGCGAGCAATCTTCTCGTCAAAGTACATACGGGTACCTTCATTGAAGGGACTTGCTACTACGATTTCGCCTAGCTCGGTGGCCAACTGTTGAGCAAAGCGAGTCAGAATGGTTTCGGTGTCTTCCATTTGATCCAAGGGAGCTCGATCCAGAATTACTGTGTAATCTTCGATGAGTTTTTGTATATTTTTGTAAATCATTTTGTTTCCTTGTTTCTTACTATGCTCTAATTATGATAAGGGGATGGTATTCCCTTTTCTGCGTAAGCCGCATCTAATCTTTTTCTTAATTCAATTACGCTGGGATCCTCGTTGAATACAATATTAGTTGGTAGTCCATCTATTTCAAGTCTTAATATAACTTTATTAGCATAAAAGAAAGGTTCAGTTATTGAATCAAATGCTTTGGGTGTTGTAATAAGCATTATACCCGATCCATTATAATCACCTAGTTGCCTAATAGGAAAACTAAAAACTTTTCCTTGACCTTTCATAATAGGCAACTGTCCAAATCTTAGTTGATAAACTGGTGAAGTTATTTTTGGATAATAAAGTCTTTTTTCTTTAATGTTGTTCATTGAGAAATTTGTAGGTTCTACTAAATTTACAAATAAACTTTTAGATTCTTCGTTGTAGTATAAAAGTGCACCTTTGAAATTTTCTGAAGTCATTGTAGCCTTTTCAGACCCAGTTAGTTCATCTTTTGTCCAATTTCTATCAGCCTTAGCACCACCAGCCGCACCTGCCACAGCCGCCGCACCTATGCCTTTTAAGAATCCTCTACGATTCATATCAATTGCTCCAAAATGCTTCGCTGTCAACTCGGCAAGCCCACGGTGTGTCTGCATCAATTTCCACAGACTTGCCCGTCATCATGTTGCGAACAGTGATCTTGGGTGCGGTGTAGGTTGCACGGCTTACAATGTTCAGTTGGCTTTCGTTCCAACCTGCTTTGTTACACAACCGAGTTCTGGTGGCTTTGGCGGCACCAAAAGTTTTGTATGCACGGGTTTTATTGGGACCGTCTGTGACAATTAATCCGGTACCTTTAGCTACGATTACATATGACATTGTTGAGCTCCTTTTTACTTACTATACTTCTATTATAGCAAATTGGGAATATTTGGTCAACCGTTTAGTCCACCTGGATTTCAGCAATTTTTCCGGCTCTAAACACAAAGTACAAGTTAATACTTTGGTAGTACACCCAAATGCACTGGTTTCCCGGTGCCATTGTGTAGTGTAAATCAGGGTATTTTTGCTCCATGTAGTCTGCTACTTGAAGCACTTCAAACTCATTTAGGAGTTCGGGACGAGATAATGTTGCATTTTTCATACCATAATTATAGCAAAATGGGAATTATTGGTCAACCGAAATAGTGTTGTTTTTACACAACAAAATTACCCTATAACCAAATGCTTAAAATAGTCAAAATGCCGTTCCAAAGTCCAAGTTTCTGGATCTATTTCAGTACCATCATGCGTTTGGTAAGTGGCCGCAAATACGTTGGTATAACGCCTAAATGGTAACCACATGTCCGGAGTCTTGGCCGCCCAGCCGGCATCTTTTAATGCCATATGCTTGACACGACTTAGACGCACAGTTGGAGCATTCAATGCCTGCTCAACTGTGACAGCACCAGCCAACAACAGGTCACGAATACGACTGGCCGGAATCAGGTGTTCAAAGTCACAGTCGTCGTCTGCACCAACTTCATGATAGTGTGCTTTCATTCCATCACGTTGTTGGATACAGTATTCGTGATAACGACGCAGATAGTAATCAATGTCGTTACGGATCTCACGCAACCATTGCTGATCATTCTTAACTGTTTGATATTCACTAACCAACCGGTCAAGATGAGTACGGCAATGCTTTGCCACAGTCCGGTAAGTTTCGGCACTGCGCTTGGTCTTACCATACACAGGTGCAGTAAAATTATCTAAAGATTCTTTAAGCATGATCGGCTACTAATTTACAAAATTCTTTAAATTCCGTGTCATCTAACTCACCTTTAATTTTGTTGGCTTTCCAGCATACAAGTTGCACGTTTCCTTTAACATAACCTTCGGAGTTATTTTTTCTATCCATTGTGCAACCCATTGGGTTGGTGCCGTACCCGTATGATCCGCCACGAGTGAATTCAAGATCCCATCCTGTTAATGCGCATTTACCATGCTGGTAAACTAATAAATCCATAATATACTCAATGTCAATGGTAAAATCTAATCCTCGTGTTTCACGTGCAGAGTATCTTGTTTTACTAACAGTAACTCCTAAAAATGATCTAGCTTCTTTTAAATTAATCATACTGCCTCCGATGTAGGGAACAAACCTGGGGCAACATTGCCATCAGTAACGCCCATTTTAGCGCCTTCTCCGTGATAGGGCAAGTTCAATTTGGTACCACCGTTGCGAATATACAACTCTCGCATAAAGTTGCTCATAGCAGTAGGAGCAGTCCAGGTACCACCCGGGTTCACATGTTCCCATTGCACTTTGGCCTTGGCATGTATTAAACCAGAGCTCTTAAATGTTTTCTTAACTACATTTAGTAATTCGATTATCCATCGATCTGGCAGTGCAGTAGTTTCTGCACGGCTTAACTTGTGCAATTCCAACAGTCCAATATAAACACCTTGATCAATTTCCTCTTGCAACGGAAACGCTATTTTGATAGAATTTAAGATTTCAAACAGTACTTTACCTTTCTCATCTACTTCGATGCCCTTTTGTGCATACTTGAAGTGACTAAAGAAGTAGTCATTGTCGCCACGCAGGTTGTCACTTGCACGTGAACCTTTGTCTTGAAGGTCAATGCCAGCGGCATCAAATTGATCTTGCATAGTTCTAGCCTGAACTACCTTGACGTCGCGACTGCCATTCTTATAACGCACCAAGGCATTACGATGGAGGTCACCCGGAGTCAGACGTTTTACACCTGTGTCGTTGAGCATTTCAAATGCATAGCTAGCAAAGTTAGGATCGTCTGTTTCTACCACAGCACAAGGAATTTCTGTAAAGCCTAAAATACCTGCGGCAATAGTGCGATGTTGTGCGTCATACAGATAGATTGGAGGCTTTCCGCCAAAGCGGCAAGCAGAACCGGGGGAGCAGATGCGTGGATCCCATTTTCGCATGATGTTGATAATGTGCTTGTGTAGCACATCTCGTTGAACTTCGTAGTCAATCCACAGATCTTCAATCTGTATCATTGAACTAATAGGGAATTTATGTGATAGAGCCTTTGCTCGGTCTCGCCAAGCGTCAAGTTCTTTTTGTGTAACGCCATAATGTGCTTTAAGTTGTTTTTCAACTTCAGCAATGACATCCGTAAGTTTACGTGTAAGGCGTTTTTGTGCCATCTTGGTTCCTTTAATAATAGCGCACAATGCGCTGGGTTAATAAGCTGTCAAGTACAATACTTGACTAACTTATGTGTATTATATAGCAAATTGTCTTGGTTGTCAACCTCTAGTAAATTTCCCAAAAGGTGGCAATTTGGTCACACAATTGCCACCTTTTGGGTAGCACGGTCGCTGTAGAACACAGTACCAAGTTCACGTATGGTGTCAGCGGCAGTCTGTGGTGACGCTTCAAACATGTCTCGGATATCCGCCTCGGTGATGCCGTCAGTGGCTTCCACAATGTAAATCTCGTAGTGGCGTTGTGGATTGAACTGTGCTCTAAGTCTCAGGTGGTGTGGATTGGCCAAAGCACGACGTGGGCTTTCTTTGCCTAGAAGGCTTTCCACAATCATTCGTTGATCGTCTGCTGTGATGTCGCCAATGTATTCAAGACCGTTGCAGTCCCACATGACTATAAATTGATGGTTCATTTTACTCGATCAATCACTTCACGTGCTTGGGTAAAGTCATCTACTTCATCCAGTAGATCATACACCAGCATCAATTTTAACAGGTCTACTTCTTTCTGATCATAGTCATCAAGATTGAGGTACCATTCTTGAAATTCTTCGGCAGTATCTATCTGCCACATGCATTCAAGTAGGTCTTTTTGGTAATATGTAAGTCCGTTAATGGATGGCATTCTAACACCTTTGTAAGATTGCTTGTAGTATAGCAAACTTCTCATTAGTTGTCAACCTGTCAGGCAAATTTCATAGTAAATGCCAAATAGTCCGATTCAGAATCAAAGTAAAATACGTAGGTGCCTGGCATACGATCCGAACTGGTGCGTACCACTTGCCAGCGCCATTCTTCTGTGAGTTCGGTCTTGGCCCAGTCTATCACCGAATCAAGTGATCCAAATGGTTTGGTTATTGAGATACTGTGCCCGAAACTGTCGGCGTCTCGAATTTCAAAACTAAAAGTCTTAGGCCGCTTGGTCAGCGTAGTTTTCATATGCAACCGCCTTTAACACGTCGCTGGGTATATTCCAGTGTCGATAACTGTCAGCAATGTTGGCAACATAACTGCTGCCAGGTGATCCGGACCTGTTAGTTGGAGTCATTTCATAAAAGAAAAAATCCCTATCGCCTTGATACCAATCACGCTTGACATAGTAGGTTGGATAACCTTCGTACGCATCCAATGCGTATTCACAATCTTCAGTGATTTCCCACAGCACACCTGGCACATAGCAACCGGCTTGGGGCACAATGGTGGCGTGGTTATAAAATTCCAATTTCCAATCTAGCAAATTGAATTGGCACAATGGAACTGCTGCCGGGCAACGCATCTTCATTGCGGTTGGGTGCATGTTGGCGCCATAGGCAAAGTACAGTGATTTCATAGCGTACTCACAGTGGTGTTGTATCGGGTCATGTCAGCACAGGTGTACTTTTGATAGGAATCTTTTAAAATTGCCGGCATAGGAACAGTTTCAATAGGAACTCCAAACTGTTCGGCCACGGCCATAAAACTTCGGGGCTGGCCTGTGCCCACATTCCATATACCGCTTTCTTTTACTGTTAAGAATTTCAAGTGTGTTTCGACAATTTTACTCACAGGCACAAAGTCACGCAGGAATCGATCACTGCCTTCAAACACTTGTATTTTACCAGTTTCTTCTGCTTGACGTTTGAACTGTGCATATGGGCTGGCCTGTGTGCCTTTGTGTTCTTCACCTTCGGGTCCGTACGCATTAAAGTAACGAAATATCTGTGCTCTTGCACCCATTGGATGTCTCTGTATATAACGTTCGGTCAAGTACTTGCTCCAGGCATACGGAGTGCGTGGATCTAGTTCGGCATCTTCTCTGAATGTGCTGACCAATCCATACACACTGGCACTACTGGCATACTGAAAGTTCACGCCAAAAGTATGACATGCTTGATACAGTTGCTGAGTA